GCGCTTTTCAGCCCGACCCTCCGGGCAATTTCGCGCACGAAGTCGCTTTTCCGCATATCCTCGTCGCAAAGCACGGTGAATACCTCGCGGTTCTCGCTGGCATAGGCCGCTGCCGCGGTGGTCTTGCCACAACCGGCATCACCGACAATCCATCTCACTTTCTTGTATTCCTGTGCGTCCCTCATGGCTGCGCGTATCTCCTGAAACGCGCCTGTCTCTACAATCTGCCATCCGCATGCTGCGGCTGCCGGGGCAACCTGTTCCCTGATGGAGCGCAGCATCTCGTCGCTTACAATCCCGAGTTTTCCATTGAGTATGGCGCTCAGGGTGGCCGGGGACACACCTTTCAGGCTTGCCGCAGCCTTGTTCCGGCTCGGATATTTTTCCACGTATGCCCTTAAGGCATCAATCGTCATCTGTTTTTCTGTGGGTGTCATAATCGTTTTGTCATTTTGTATATCG